GGTTAGTTTCCCCTCCACTTCTTTTGAAAGGAATTTGCAATCATGTCGACCTATTTCGCTGGACTGCGTGGCACGGGCTCTTTCGGGACGGACGAGCGTCCGAAGAGTTTCCGTGAAATGATCCTCTGGATGAACCCGAACGGCTCGGCCCCGCTGTTCGCCCTGACCTCCAAGGGCAAGCACCAGGCCGTGACGGACCCCGAGTTCAACTGGTGGGAAGAGACCAACAGCATCGCTCGGGTCCAGGTCAACGGCGCGATCGCCAGCACTGCCACGACGACCATCGTGGTGGACCAGGATGACGCGCGCCAGCTGATCCCTGGTGACCTGCTGCTGGTGGAACCGGCCACCCAGGTGGCGGGCTACACGGAGGAAATCCTTCGCGTGGTCAGCGTCACCAATGCGACGACCATCGTGGTCGAGCGTGGTGCTGCCGGTTCGACCGCTGCTGCCATCGCCGACAACCTGTGGCTGCATCGCATCGGCAACGCGCAGTCGGAAGGCAATCGCTCGATCGCCTCCAGCTCGACCAATCCGACCAAGTACAACAACTACACGCAGATTTTCAAGACGCCGTACCAGGTGTCCAAGACTGCGGACAACACCACGTTCCGCACGGGCTCCCCGCGCGACAACGAACGGAAGCGCAAGACCTTCCAGCACTCGGAGAAGATCGAGCAGGCCCTGATGTGGGGCCGGTCGTCGGAGACCACGGATTCGACGAACAACAACATGCCCCTGCGTACGACCATGGGCCTGCGTCAGTTCATCGTGTCCAACCGGACCGTGTTCACTGTGGCGCCGACGGAAGACACCTTCCTGTCGTCCGTCTATCCGGTGTTCGACTACGAGTCCGGTGAAGCCGGCAACGAGCGCATCGTGTTCGCGGGCAACGGTGCCCTGAACTCGCTGAACAAACTCGCGAAGAATGCGACGAACAGCCGCATCAACTTCAAGGAAACGGTGAAGTTCTACGGCATGGAGCTGCAGAAGTGGATCATCCCGCAGGGAACGCTCTACATCAAGAGCCACCCCCTGATGAATGTCCACAGCATCTACAAGAACTCCATGTTCGTGGTGAATCCGAGCGGCATCATCTATCGCAACCTGAAGAACCGCGATACGGTGCTGCAGAAGGATATCCAGGAGAACGATGCCGACTACATCAAGGACCAGTGGATGACCGAGTGCGGCTTCGAATTCCACTTCGAGCGCACCATGGCCTACATTGGCAACTTCGTCGCCTGACGGGCCGGGAGGGGGCTAATAACCCCCTCCCATTTTAACGATGCCAAGCATAACGGGAACATGGGATTCGCAAACTATCGTCTGGGGCGAGGCGAATGCCGCGCTCATTCGAAAGTATCCGGTGTTTACTGTCGGTGCGGCATTTTATCGAGGGGAGAGTGGGGTCAACTTTGTCGGAAGTACGCCTGTGGCGGTGGTGCTGGAGCGTACTGGCCTCACGATTACGGGTAGGAATAGCAAGGGGGAGTACAAGACCGACCCCTCGGTGAGGAAGAAGCTCACCGGAATCTGGCCCATTATCGTTGGGACCGCTGGGGATGTGGTGCAAGTCTCTCTCGGTGCGCACGATACGCCGAACGGAGCGGTCCGCTGGCAGGGTCCGCGCAACTTTACCATCGGCACGAGTGACTTTCTGGACTTCGATGAGGTAGAAGGGCCTTATTTGGCCGTGAAGTTTGAGTCTTCTGGCATGCATGTCTGGAGACTTTTAGGATATGACCTGGATATCGAGGTAGTGGGAGAGCACTGATGGCACGGGAATACACGGAAGCCGAACTGCTTGAGAGAAAGCGGCACCGGAAGACGATTACGCTGAGCTCCGTCGTGTCAATTCTTGCAATTGTTGGGGTGGTGCTGCCGGTACTGGGTATTCTCCTTTCGCCCTTCGCGATTAAGGTCATTTCCAACGCGATGGGAGGGGAGATCAAGAAGCAGGTCGTGCAACAGGTCACTCCGATCAACCAGGGTTTCAAGGTTTTGTTGGCAAGCACGATCCAGCAGCTGGAAAGTGAGATTGCAACGCTCAACTTCCGGCGTCGGACGCTCTCCAGCCAGTGGTCACTCGCGGATGAGCAGCTTTTGCTGAGCAAACAGCAGAATCTCTCCGCGCAACGCAGGGCACTGGCGGCGATTGAGCAGGCGGAACGTGATATGCCGGAAAAGATCGCGCGGATGGAGGAGGATCAATGAGCACGCTTGGAGAAAAGCAGCGGCAGTTCGCAAGACTGATCCCGAAGCTGTTTGAAAAGGCCTTTGAACTGGGGTTTGAAGTTACTCTTGGAGATGGCTTCCGCGATCCGCGTGTCTTTGGTGCAATCGGCGTCCGTATGGGCTACGGCCATCCGCGGAGCGCCCACAAGAACAAGCTCGCCATTGATTTGAACCTGTACAAGGACCTCGATGGTGACGGCAAGCTGGACTATGCGGAGCTGACGGAGCAGCATCGCCCGCTCGGTGAGTGGTGGGAGAAGCAGCATCCCTCGGCCCGCTGGGGCGGTCGCTTCCAGGACGGAAATCACTACAGTTTTGAACACGAAGGAGTAATGTAATGAGCAGCAAGTGGAAAGAAATCGTTGGCTCGGTTGCTCCTGCGCTGGCAACGGCCCTGGGTGGTCCGCTGGCGGGCGCCGCGGTTAAGACGATTGCGACGCAGGTCCTGGGCAACGCTGACGCGACGGAAAAGGATGTGGAGCAGGCGCTCCTGGCCGGAGATTCGCAGACGCTGCTGAAGCTGAAAGAAGTCGACGGAGAGTTCAAAAAGGCCATGCTCGATGCGGGTGTGAACCTGGAGAAGATTGCCGCAGAAGACCGGGCGAACGCGCGCAAGCGGGAAGCGGACACGCACGACAGCGCGACGCCGAGGATTCTCGCGGCTGTCGTTGTTGGCGGATTTTTCTACTGCGTCGTCACGGTCGTGTCTGGAAACCTGCCGAGCTTGAAGGACCCGGTGATCGCTGGCCTCGTTGGCACGGTACTGGGCTATGCGAGCGCGAAGGCAGACCAAGTGGTGAGCTACTACTTCGGCAGCAGCTCCAGCAGTCGGTCGAAGGACAAGGCGATTTCCGACATTGCCAAGATGCCCTGAGACGATATCAAATAACCACGGGAATATGATATCATGACCAACGCACAGGCTCTCGACCTTATCATGAAGCGGCTCGGTGGACGCTCATCCACCACGCTTCGTGCCACGCTGCTCTTGGAGTTGAACAACAAGATCGCGGAGCTTGAGCGTGGTCCCGTGAAGCCCTGGTTTCTGGAGACGGAGCAAACGCAGGCGACAACGCCATTCGTCGTAAACCAGAACTACATTGCGCTGCCGGCGGACTTTCTGCTGGAAATCGAGGATGCCGACTTCCGAGTGCAAGACTCCAACGGGAAGTACAACCCGCTGGTGAAGACGAGCTACCGTCGCCTGCTGCAGGAAACGGAGAACGTCGACGCCGGGCTGGTGGAGGGCTACGCCCTCTTCGGCAATCGCATCTATCTTGGCCCGAAGCCGGATATTGCGTACAGCTACAAGTTTCCGTATCTCGCGAAGTCGGCTGCAATCGCCGACGACAGCAACGCGATTACGAATTCTTGGTTGCTGGAGTTCTTCAACTACATCACGCTGGAAGCCGCCTACGTCATGGCGAGCGAGCATGTGCAGAGTGCGGATCTGATGCAGAAGCTTGCCGGCCCGTTGCAGGCCGCTCGGCGCGCCTTCGTGCAGGAAGTCGAGGCGCGCATCCACACGAATCGCACCTACCTCGAAACGGATCAGGAGACTTGAAATGGGCCTCGAAGCTACAACCACGATTGCCGGTCTCGTTGCGACGAACCCAGTCGCAGGCGTCGATCCCGTATCGGAGGGAGACGACCATCTGCGGCTGCTGAAAACGGTGCTGAAGACGACCTTCCCGAACGTCAACGCGCCGCTCAATGCCACGCCGACGGAGTTCAACTACATCGTCGGATTGACGAGCGCCGCACAAACGCAGCTCGATGCCAAGCTCGCGAAGGCGTCCAACCTGTCCGACCTGACGAATGCGACCACGGCAAGGACGAACCTGGGGCTAGGTTCCCTTGCCACGCTGAGCAGCGTCAACAATGGCAACTGGAGTGGCACAGCGCTTGCGGTTGCGAATGGTGGTACAGGTGCGACCTCAGCGGCCACAGCGCGTACGGCGCTGGGTCTTGTCATTGGTACTGACGTACCGTCGCCGACCGGAGGCGGAGCCTCGGGCACCTGGGGCATTAATATCTCGGGCAATGCTGCGACGGCAACGAGCGCAACGAGTGCATCCTCCGCTGGGTCGGCGACGGTCGCCGGAAGCATTACTGGCCAAGGCGCGCTGGCCACGAAGAGCAGCGTCAACAACGCGGACTGGAGTGGTACGGCGCTCTCCGTCGCCAACGGCGGAACGGGCTCGACCACGGCAGCGCTTGCGCGTACTGCCCTCGGCCTCGCCATCGGCTCCGACGTGCCGAGTCCGACAGGCGGTGGCGCCAGTGGCACCTGGGGCATTAGCATCTCTGGCAACGCCGCGACAGCGACCAACGCCACGAACGCAACAAACGCTACAAATGCGACCTTTGCCACGAGCGCCGGCAGCATCACCGGGCAGGCCGCCTCGGCCACGACAGACACGACGAATGCGAGCAACATTTCGTCCGGTACGCTTGCCTCCGCGCGGCACCCCAATATCTTCACTCTGCCAGGCGTGACGATCCAGGCTGACCCGGGTGGAACCCCCACGTTGGCCTACGGCGAAGTGGCGCTGTACTACTAATGGCTACCAGATTCATCGTCGGGGACTCCGGCGGAGTTGCCCGAACCGTAAAGCGGCTCATCGTTGGCGACTCCGGTGGCGTTGCGCGGGTGATCAAGCGTGCCTTCGTTGGCGACTCTGGCGGAGTGGCGCGGCTGATCTTCCAGGCGTTTGCGCCGCCAAGTCCGTTCAACGTGTATGACGTCTGGGCGGACAGCTTCCCTGGCGACAACGCTGTTGCGACCATATCGTTTCTCAGCGACGGCACCATTACGACGTCGATGCTGGATAGCGATGGGGGCTCGACAATCGGCAGCTCCAACTGGGGGCAGCCGACTACGACCGGAATCGGGGCAAACTACTGGATACGCCTAACGGCTACTTCCGGTACGTTTACGACCAATGGAGCTTCCGGCTGGACCAATCTGGCAAGTACTGTTTCCGCGACCAAGTCCGCGTTCTCTGGTACCGCTTCTGTGACCTTTACGATCGAGATTGCTACCGACGCAGCGGGTGCAAACATCGTTCTTACTTCGACCGGCAACACCCTTCGTTACTCACACACCTGAGGAGTATATATGAAAATCGACCCGAACCAGACTCCCGATGGCAACGATGGCCCGACGCCTACCGCGCCGCCGAAGATTCCGCGCACGCCTGCACCTGCCCCGGAGAAGCGCAGCAAGCGCGGCTTGTACCTCGTGCTGCTTGGCCTCGCGGCGCTGGTGATCCTCATCCTGGCCACGAATCATGGCTCGCGTTAGGGTTGACGGCTTCCATCGCTTTGGCTTCGTGAACGACGCGAGCCCGGAGGATTTGCCTCCGAGTGCGCTCTCTTACGTTGCAAACGCCCGCTTCTCTCCCCTCGGAGCTGACACCTTCGCAGGGGAGAGCAGCATCTTTTCGGCTCCGCCGATCACGCCGCTGTGGCACAAGTACTTCCCGCCGCCGGCGACGCCACTGCTCGTCTACGGCGGGCTGACGAAGATGTATGCCTACGATGGGACGAGCCACACGGAAATCACGAGGCTTGCCAGCAACTACAGTGGCAACGCTGCGGAGCGCTGGCAGGGTGAGGTCTTCCAGGGCGTCGGCATCTTCAACAATGTGATTGATGTGCCGCAGCACTGGGCGAGCTTCGCCACCGGGACGAGGTTGATCGACCTTGCAAACTGGCCTGCGAACTACAAGTGCCGGGCGCTGCGGCCGTTCAAGAACTTTCTCTTCGCCATGCACCCATATGAGACTGGTGTGGCGAAGCCGTATCGAGTGCGGTGGAGCCACTCGGCTGCGCCCGGTACGATCCCGACGAGCTGGGACATTGCCGACGCGACGAAGGACGCACGGGAGGTGGACCTCGCGACGACGCCTGGAATCATCCACGACGGGCTCGAACTGGGCGACCAGTTCATGGTGTATAAAGAGGATAGCGTCCATGCCTTCTCGTACATCGGCCCGCCGTTTATCTTCCGTAACGATCCAGTGGTTTCCGGGCGCGGAATTCTCTGGCGCGACTGCGTGCAGAAGTTTCCGCGCGGCCACTTCGTTGTCGGGTCCGACGATATCTATGTGCATACGGGCATTCGCAACAGCGACGAAAGTGTCGTCGAAGCGCGCCTGCGCAACTGGGTATTCGCGCAGCTCAACTCGTCGAACTACTTCAACTGCTTTACGATGGCGTATCCGCAGAAGAATGAGATTTGGTTTTGCTTCCCTGAGTCTGGAGCGACCTATGCCACTATTGCACTGGTATGGAATACACTGCTTGGTGTGTCTGGTGTGCGTGACTTGCCAGCAACCCCCTTCGGTTTCGTCGGTCCGGCGGAAGACCTTTCCGGTGTTTTGACCTGGTGATTTATGCAGTATAACCCGACGACAACTGGGCTTCCGGAAGCAGTGGCAAGAGAGCTGCGAATCATTGCGCAGCTGTTTGCGTACATTGACAACTGCCCAACGCGGGTGCTTGCTGTCGCTCCGGAAAAGCCCAGGGACGGCGAGGGCGCCATCTGCAACGGGACGACCTGGAATCCCATTGGCGACGGGGTAAAGCGGCCCGTTTGGTACGATGCCACGGCAGCAACCTGGAAGAAGTGGGATTAAGATGTACAAGATTTTGCATCCCTCGAATATCGTCCTCGCCTGGGGCACAATCGAGCCGTGGCTCCGCAAGGCGTTGGACGAAACGACCGTGGAACTCGACTTGGAGCAGATCAAGATCGACGCACAGTGTGGGTTAAACATGGTGCTACTGGGTTATGACCCTCGGACGAAGGAGCTCGACCTCGTCCTTATCGCAGAACCACGCAAGGTCGGGGGCATTCCGACTCTGGTGATTATGTGGGCAGCAGGGAAGAACATGCACAGCTGGATTAAGGACATTGCTGTGGTGGAGGGGCTTGCGCGCGAGCGGGGCTTCAAGCAACTGCATATCTGGGGGCGCAAAGGATTCGAACGAATGCTCAAGGTGGAAGGGTTTCGCCATGAGTTTACAGTCATTGGCAAGTCACTCGGATACGAGGTGAATTAGCATGGGCGGCAAGACGCAAAAGCAGACGCAGGTACAGGACACCACACAGCAGCAGACGCAGAACCAGTTTCTCTCGTCGCTGCAGGCCCTGCTGGAGGGCACGTCTACCACATCGCAACAGCAGCAGAACCAGACCTCTTCTGGCTCGACCACTGGGACGAGTGCCGGGACGAGTTCGGGCTCGCAGACTTCGGCAACGACTGGGACGAATGCACAGCAGCAGCAGTCGCAGGCGGTGCAGCAGCAGTCGCAGGTGGGCACCGGGACGAACACGACGACCTCGCAGTTGGCTGCGGGGCAGCAGCCGAATATCGACCTACTGCTTGCCGGCGCGCGAGACGCATACGCGGCTGGCAACACCGATCCGCTGCAGGCCCAGGCGCGGCAACAGGCTACGGGCTACGCCTCTGGCATTGGGAGCGATCTGGTAAGCGGGGCGATCAGCGCGGATCGCAGCTTGCTGGATACGAACCGCATCTTCGATGTGCAGGGGAACCAGCAATACCAGACCCTCGCCGGGGATGTGACGAACAGGGTGAACAAGAACCTGCTGGAGACCATCCTGCCGCAGGTGCGCGGGAGCGCGATTGCCACGGGCAACCTCGGTGGCTCCGGCGAAGGCCTCGTCACGGGCAGGGCCATTGGTGATACGAGCGCGGGGCTGGCCTCGGCGCTTGCGGGCCTGCAGTCCGACATCATCGGACAGAATGCGAACCTCTACACAGGTGCGCAGAGTCGCGTCGGCACGAACTACAACCTGGGGCTTGCCCCGAGCAATACGCTCGAAAGTGTCGGCGCTGCAAACGTCGGGGATCGCAATGCAGCGTTGCAGATGCT